TCAAAAATAGTTGCAGCCTTTTCCTTGAATTCCTCGGATAGGTCTGCGTCTGTTGAAACTAGTGCCTTAACATCATCAGATAGGTCAATCTCTAATTCAGAAGTTTCTTCTTTAGTTTCAGCGATTTTTTCTTCGCCTTCTACTTCAGCTTCTTCTTCTTTCATAGCAGATGGTTTCTGGTCTTTTGGTAAAGAACCATCATTCGCATCCTTATTAACCTGGTCTGATACTTTTTTTACCTTTTTCGTAGCGTCTGGGTTACTATCAGTTGCTTTCACAACTGGAGCACCAAGATCCTCTGCGTCATTTTTAAGGTGGTTAGGTTCAGCTGGAGCTGCGTCTTTGTTAGCCGCATTTTTTACTTGCTCTTCTACCGTATCTAACTCTTTTTTTACTTCGGTTTCAGACATTCGGTCTCTCCTTAATATTTAAAAATTAATTAATTTTTCTTATTACTATTATTTATACATCTCACCATCTCAAAACTTACGCTTTTTGAAAAGTTGCGTAGGTTTTAAAACTTTGATAAGAAGTCTTTGAAGATATTTGCTTTTACTTCGGCAAGTTGTTTACGCCTAGTTCGAGAAATTTCTTCTTTGTATTGTTCAACTTCCATACTTTTTAGTATGCCGTTATCCCATACCCATTCTTTACCTTCCATAATACCTTCTACGAAAGCGTCAGGTGCTGATGGGTCTGCAACTATATCAGCTGCAGTCGCAAGATAAAAGTCTTTTCCAACAACATTTCTTCCTTGAGATTGTTGAATAGAACCCATACCTCTTGAAGATACACCTAATTGAGCACCTTCGTCAATTAAATTCTTGACGATTTTACCGTAAGGGGTATCCATTACTTTTGCTTCTCCAATAAAGTTTTTACCTTCTGGTTTAAGACTAGTAATCATGTGTGAAACTCTTTCAAGGTTAACTGTTGGTCCGTCAGGATGCCCTAGTTCACCGAAAGCACGTTTCTTGTTTATAAATTCTTTAGTGTATCGTGCAACTTCTTTTGCCAAAGTCTCGACTGGATAAACTCTACCATTACGGTTTTTGATATCAGCCTGCATAAAGACACCACGAATTTTGTAGTTTTTACCACCAGAAGTATTTGCTTCTGTTAATACTTCGATATCTTCAATAGTTTCTGTAATTAGTTTCATTTCTCCACCTTTTCTTTATTGTTATAGATTTTATCTACAACTTCTCTTTTTAGTTCTTCTTTTTTTATTCCATATTTTTCTGCAAATGCTTTTTTAAATTCATCTGCAAGATAAGTTTTAGATTTTGTTCCTACAATTCTTTCTAAAATTGCCTTAGAATAATTCTTCTTTTTTCCCATTATCTCACTTCTAATATTATTGTATAGTTATCACCTGCAACAAATCCTTTTGTTGAAAGTAATATATCGCCAGCAGGACTAGTATTATCTGTTAGTGTTGCATTATTAGGAATACTATTACCAGCGGTAAAATAATCATGAAAACCACGACCAGAAAAGAATCCTATTGTTGCATTAGCAGAACTTGTCCCACTTCCTGCCCATAACAACTCTACACCTGATTTACCATTTGTAGTATTGACTGCCCAATATATTTTTGCAAGAACCCTCTCATCATTTTCAGTCATAAAGTTTAAAGCACTAGCATCCATTTTAGTTACAAGAGTCTCACCTGAACCATCTGAGATGTTAGTTATTTTAATTACTGTTTTTACACCTACGGTATCTGCTATCGTTTGTGTTGTAACAACATCTGCCATTTTATTTTCTCCTAAACTCTGTAATTAACAAGTAACTCTGAACATTTGAGTCAGTTGTTAATTTAATTTGTTTATCTTCGCCAAATTTTAACTGGTCAGGTCGTAATCCATACTTACCATTTCCAGTAAAACTTAAATCATTTGTTTCACTTTCAGCACTTAACTTTAAAGTGCCTGTACCTTTTATTTGAAAATGACATTCAATCAAACTTACTTTAGATTGATTATTGCCACTTGTCAATTTTTCAGCGTCAACCAATATTTGGTCGGTCTCATCTTTAATGCCTTTCGATTGTACAATGTACTTCGAAACAGTATTAACAACAGCCGTATTCGTAATCGCCATAGAAAATCCTATCTACTATGCAGTAAATGCTTCGTCTTTTCTTAATTCGATAATAACACTACCAGAAGTTCCTAATGCAGTTAGCTCTAGGTCGCCTGAAGTCGCTGTCGTGTTAGTTGCGTTATTCGTAATTTTACCAGCAGTACCATCATAGTGACCTGTACCAGCAAGTTGAATCGCTACAGTATCCGATGAAGCGCCTTTAAATTGTATCTGTACATGACCTGTATTGTCATCAGCAGTACCTTGAACTAAACTCCACCAAATTCTAGTAATATCTAACTTTGCACCATTAGCATGTCCTGATAAACCACTTGCGTCAAGTATGTTTGAATTAGCAGTAGTGTTATCGTCCATATTTACTAGAACAGTAACTTTACCGCCTGAGGCACCACCAGAAGCTTCTACTACCGTGTCTCTTAATGTTCTTGTTGCAATTGCCATTTTTTATTTCCTTACTTTATTGTTTCGTTATCAATGTATCTTTCTATACTAGAAACATTAATACCATGTTTTTTAGCCACTTGACTAATAATACCTTCAACTTTTCCTATAAGAGGATCAGAAGCCTTATTAACCATACTATAAACATCATCTACAGCAGCCTTCATCTTTGGAGATAATGTTTTATATGCCTTACCTTTTGTTGGCACACCATATCTTCGTTCAGATAATTGTTTTTTAAACTTCTGAAACGACAGGCTGTTCATTTGGTTCCTCGTCATTGTCTATTTCAACAGGTTCTTGAACAGGTTCCTGGTCAACAGGTTCTGTTTCTGGAACTGACCCACTTAACACAGAATTATTATCTAAATCCTCTATTTCGTGAGCTGCGTTTAACCAATCGTTTGCAACAGTCATTCTTTTGTCATCTAAAGCAGTACCTATCTTATCAGATAAAGCACTCTTAAATGCGTCTTGAGCCGCAATATTATCGCCGTCTGCAAGTGAATCAACCATTGTCTTTACATTGTCATTTGCCATAATTAATTATCTCCTATATTATCTATATTTATATTAGTATTATCGTCATCTTCCATTTGTCCGCCAGCTGGACTGTCGATAATACCTTGTTTAATTTCATTAGTAATTTGATTATCAATTTCAATGATATCTTCATCACTTTGTCGTAACACAAACTTTCTGACATACTCGACAGAAAAATATTTGCCTATGTATGGAGTAATTGTTTCAGCAAGAGTTATTCTTTCTCTTAATAACTCTGCATTTTTTAACTCCGCAAAATATCCATCTTTTAAGTAATCATATTGTATATGTTCTTTGATTTTTGACCAATCTTCAATTGTAATAATACCTTTTAAAACCAACTGTGATTTAAGTATATCATGAAACAATTGTGTAAATCTTTTTCTAAGTCTTTGCACAAACTTAGTGAACTTTAATTCATCTCTTGTAATTTCTGCAGCTCTTCCTAGATTAAAACCATTCTCTGATTCCATTCTTGAAATAGGAACATTCAATGCTTTATATAATTTCTTTTGAAAGTATTGAACATCTGTAATTTCACCAAGATTTTGTCCACCTTGTAGTGTAGTAACTTCAGTACCTTTTGCACCTTCTCTACGAGGTAACCAAAAATCTTCAAGCATTGACATATGTTTTCTGTCATCTCGTATTTCACCAGTAGAAGCGTCATAGACAAGTTTGTTTCTATATCTTGCCATAACATCTCTTAAATAAGATTCTGCTTTTACTTTAGGTAAGTTTCCTACATCAACATAGAATATTCTTCTTTCAGGTGCTCTTACTATTCTGTAAATAACAACAGCATCCTCAATCATTCTTAATTGATTGACAGGTTTAATTGCCTTATGCAAATGTCCCATAACCATATTTTTAGTCTGGTCTATTACACCAGATGTAACATATGAAATTGAGTCAGTAGAAATTTTAAGACCAGCATTTGAGTTTGCTGATGATATTCCTTTTTCATTATAGACAAACCATTCGGCAGTTGTTTCTATAATCTCGATACCTTTAGTACCTTTAGTGTCTCTTTTCTTTGTAACCTCACGAACTTTTTTAATTTTTCGTGGGTCGATGTATCTTAATTCTGTTAAACCTTTTCGTGGACTATTCGGGTCTATGACCTTATGAAAGTAGATACGACCATCAACATAAAATCTTTTGAATATGTCGTGTCCTTTTTCGTCAAAGTTTAAGAGCTTTAATACCTCGTCAAACTCACTTCGAATTTTGCCTTTAATATTCTCTGAAACTGCTAGTTTATCTAGCGATATTGATACAGACTGGTCTCTATCGTCTGAAACAATAACCTCATTGATGATATCTTCAATTGCCATATCACACTCTGGGTGTTGGGCAACCTCTCTATATCTTTTAATTAAATCGACATCATTCTTGGCAGTAACTTCCATATCCAAGTATTGGCCAAAGTAACCGCCAGCAGATATAGTAGTTGTACCGTCATCAGGAGAAGGCACCGTGAAGGCTTGTTTTGCTTCAGCGGGCTTCTCCTTATCGTCAGTTTGTCTTGTTATTTGGAAGCCAAGTAATTGTACCATATTATAATTTTCCTTTTAACTTATGTTTATTATGTAGTAGTATCTGTTTCAAAATACTGATATGTAAACGAACATTGAAACTCCTCTACAGCATTATTCGTGCTATAGTCAAGTGCAATATCATCTAGAGAAGTTGGGAAAGCACCTCTTAAAGTATAAGATTTAAGAGTAGCACCGTTTCTGTCTAAATGGTCAATGAATATATCAACTTGATAATCTGAAGGATTAGTTAACCCCTCATTATCAGTCATATTATTCATACCGTTCATCCATCTTTCCAGACCTCTATATATTTTAAAGTCTGTATCGTTTAGTACTTTAATCTGCCATGGATTAAATGTTCTATCACCGACAAGATTTAGTATTCTACCTCTGAAATTTATAGGTACAGGAGATAGATTTTGCCCAGGTATTGATGTAGCATTACATAAGAATGCTAAATCAGCTGTTTCTCCGCCAACTGCTGAGTAACCAGGAAAAGGTAAAGTTACCTTAAACTGATTGGCTCTTGCACCGCCGCCTTTTAGTCGGGCTTTAAAGTCATTAATATTTGCCATTGTTTATCCCTCCTATGCGCCCGCTACTTCAGTAAAGGCAACGCCTGTACGAGTAGCAATAAAGTTAAGTTGAATGAAGTTAATAGAACGAGAAGGTTTAACAAAAATGTCAGCCCTAAATTCGTTTCTATCAATTACATCGCCTGTGTTGTTTGAATCATCACACACTACTGTAAAGTCTGTGATACCTCTTCTACCTTGTATATCTCTCAAGAATGGTTCTACAAGATTTCTAAATTGAGCTCTTGTAAATTCATCATTGAACTCAAAGAGTTGGAATTTAGAAGCAGTAGATATTGCTTTTTCTAGAGTAATGAATAATCGTCTTACATTAATTCTATCGAAAGCACTAGGTTTTGCTTGAGCAGTTTTATCGCCAAACAGCACAGTTCCCTGACCAGGGAATGCGACTACTGGATTAATTCTTGCCTTGTACAATTCATCTCTCTGTGTTTGATTTGGATTGAAAGCAAGTTTAACTGCACCTCTAATCTGACCTCTGTTAAAACCAGCAGGTGAGAAGAAAGGGTCTGCAATATTATCTGTTCTTGCACAAAGTCCTGCAATGTCACCATTTAATGGTACAAATCTAAAGACAT